ATGTTTAAACTATTAGATAAAAAATGGGGAGGTAAAATAGCTCAAGAATTAGCAAAAAGAGGTAATATTAGAGGAGCTAAAAATTTAGATGATATAGATTTTTTGTAAAATTTAAAAAAGTATATATTTAATTGAGAATTTGAAACTAAGGTATTTTAGAAAATATAGTTGTGAAAAACGAAAATATAGTTCCGAAAACAAGTAGTTTTTATAAAACTTAGTTGATATATAATAACCCGTATTGAAATTTATACAGGTTAAAAATAAAAATATAAAATGATAAAACAAATGGAAATGAATGTAATTAAAAGAAATGGGAAAAAAGAAACTGTTAAAATGGATAAAGTGTTATTCAGAATAGAGAAACAGTGTTACAACTTAGATTCGAAATGGATAAAACCTTTTGATGTAGCTAAAAAAGTAATTGATGGTATATACGATGGTGTGACTACTAAGGAATTAGATAATTTAGCAGTAGAAACATCGTCATCGTTGACTACTAAACACCCCGACTATGCTATATTAGCAGGTAGAATAGCGATATCAGCTTTACATAAAGATACATTAAAATCTTTTTCTAAAACTACTGCTAAATTATATAATTATATAAACCCGAAAACTAATGAACATGCTCCATTAGTTTCAAAAGAATATTATGATATAGTGATGAATAATATAGATTTTTTCGATTCTTCTATAATACATTCAAGAGATTTCAATTTTGATATATTTGGTTTCAAAACTTTAGAAAAATCATATTTATTAAAATGTCATGAAGTAAAAAGTAATAAATACGAAGTTGCTGAAACGCCACAATTTTTAATTATGAGAACCGCTATTGGTATTCACGGTATTGATTTGGATGCTGTAATAAAAACTTATGATTTAATATCAGAAGGTTATTTCACACATGCTACACCTACATTATTTAATGCAGGTACATGTAAACCACAATTAGCATCATGTTTTTTATTACAAATGTATGATGATAGTATAAAGGGTATTTATGATACTTTAAACGATGTTGCTTCAATATCACAAAATGCGGGTGGTATAGGTATATCAATATCAAATATTAGAGCAACGAATTCTTATATTAAAGGTACAAATGGTAGAAGCAATGGGATTATACCTATGCTTAAAGTTTTTAACGAAACAGCAAGATATGTAGACCAAGGAGGAGGAAAAAGGAAAGGAAGTTTTGCTATGTATATTGAACCTTGGCATGATGATATTTATGATTTTTTAGAATTGAAAAAAAATACAGGAAAAGAAGAAATGAGAGCTAGAGATTTATTTTTTGCTATTTGGATGAATGATTTATTTATGCAAAGAGTAGAAAAAGACGAAATGTGGTCTTTGATGTGTCCTAATGAATGCCCTGGTCTTCAAGACGTTTATGCTGATGATTTTGTAAAATTGTATACACAATATGAAGCAGATGGTAAATTTAGAAGACAAGTAAAAGCAAGAGATATATGGTCTAAAATATTAGAAGCTCAGATAGAAACGGGTACGCCTTATATCACATATAAAGATTCTTGTAATCAAAAAAGTAATCAAAAAAATATAGGTGTATTGAAAAATTCAAATTTATGTAATGAAATTTTAGAATATGTTTCTCCTGATGAAGTAGCAGTTTGTAATTTAGCCTCGTTGTGTTTACCTAAATTTGTTAAAGGTAGAAAAAATAAAAAATTTGATTTTGAAAAATTGTATGAAGTCGCTTACCAAGCAACTGTTAATTTGAATAAAGTTATAGATATCACATACTACCCTATAGAAAAAGCAAAAAAATCGAATTTGAAACATAGACCTATAGGTTTAGGTGTTCAAGGATTAGCGGATGTGTTTTATTTACATGGTATATCGTATGGCAGTGATGAATCAAAAGAATTGAATAAACAAATATTCGAAACGATTTATTACGCAGCTTTAAAAGCATCAAATGATTTATCTAAATTAGAAGGTTCTTATGAAACTTTTAAAGGTTCACCTGCTTCAAAAGGTATATTACAATTTGATATGTGGAATATTACACCATCAAAAAGATATGATTGGGATAGTTTAAAAAATGATATTAAAGAATTTGGTTTAAGAAACTCTTTAACTACTTGTTCTATGCCTACAGCCTCAACAGCTTCTATTTTTGGTAATGAAGCTTCTATAGAAGCTCAAACATCAAATATGTATACTCGTAGAGTTTTAAGTGGTGAGTTTATTATAGTTAATAAACATTTGGTTAAAGAATTATGTGATTTGGGTTTGTGGAACGATGAAATCAGAAATAAAATCATCATTACAAATGGTAGCATTTTAAACATAGATGAAATACCTCAGAAGATTAAAGATGTTTATAGAACTGTGTGGGAAATATCCCAAAAAGAAATTATAGATATGGCTTGTGATAGAGGAGCATATATTGACCAAACACAAAGTATGAATATTTTTATTTCTGACCCAAATATAGCAAAATTAACATCTATGCATTTTCATGGATGGGGTGGTGGTGTTACTAAAGATTTATCTAACCCTGAATCTAAATATGGTAAAACTCCCGAAAAGGCATTAAAAACAGGTATATATTATCTAAGAAGTAAATCCGCCTCAAATGCTATTAAATTTACAACATCTATTGAAAAAACAAAAATTATTGATTATACAACAGAAGAAAAATTAGCTTGTAGTTTGGAAAATCCTGATGATTGTGAAGCATGTGGTTCATAAAATAATTTTAGAATTAAATCAATAGTTTAAAACTATTGATTTAATTCTTTATATAAGAATCAATAATAATTAAAAAAAAATAAATAATATGGATAAAAAAGAACCACTTTTACATGATGAAGACAATAATAGATTTGTTATTTTCCCTATAAAACACCCTGATATATGGGAGGCTTATAAAACAACAGAACGTATGATATGGACTGCTGAAGAAATAGATTTACAAGTAGATATTTACGATTGGGAAAATATACTTAATGATAACGAAAAACATTTCATAAAATATATTTTGGCATTTTTCGCAGCCTCTGATGGTATTGTTAATGAGAATTTAGCACAAAATATGATTAATTCAGTAGTTTATCCTGAAGCTAAATGTTATTACGGGTTTCAAATAATGATGGAAAATATACACTCAGAAACTTATTCTCTATTGATTGATACATATATTAAAGATAGCAAAGAGAAGGATATGTTATTCAATGCTATAAACACTATACCTGCTATTAAAAAGAAAGCCGAATGGGCTTTAAAATGGATAGATAAAGGTTCTTTTCAAGAAAAGTTGATAGCCTTTGCTGTAGTCGAAGGTATATTTTTCTCAGGTTCTTTTTGTTCAATATTTTGGTTGAAAAAAAGAGGCTTGATGCCAGGGTTAGCATTTTCGAATGAATTGATATCAAGAGATGAAGGTAAACATTGTGAGTTTGCTTGTTTATTATATAATAATCACATAATAAATAAATTAGATAATAAACTTATTCAAGAAATTATAATATCTGCTGTGGATATAGAAAAAGAATTTATTACAGAAGCATTACCTGTATCTTTAATAGGTATGAATTCTAATTTGATGAAACAATATATTGAATTTGTTGCAGATTTTTGGTTAGAACAATTAAAATGTCCTAAAGTTTATAATTCTGAAAACCCATTCGATTTTATGGAAATGATTTCTTTAGAAGGAAAAACTAATTTCTTTGAAAGACGTGTTTCCGAATATTCTAAATCAGGTGTTGGTAAAAAACAGGATGAAAATAATATATCGTTTGATACTGAATTTTAATCTTATACCAATTTGGGTGCGGTAACAGTTTTTAATTATTTTTAAAAATTGTAAACTAGCTTTATAAACAATGAGAAAAGAAACTATTACAATAATATCAATTAATATATGAGAAAGACAATAATATTAGGTGGTGGAACATTCCAACCAATTAGAAATCATTTGAGTTTATCCGCACCTGCTTTTGGTACAACAGCAAAACAATTACATATTTTATTACCCGAATCTGATTTGGTATTGACAAAAATGGCAGATTCAAATTCAAAATTAATATCAAATGAAGATGTTGAGCAATATATTGATATTCTTTTAGATGATAAAAACGTAGGAACTATTATTCTAAATATAGCTTTTTGTGATTATAAAGCAAAAGCAATAGACGGAATAGAATCAGATTTTCATGGAGAAAGATTAAAAACATCTGAAGGTGATGTTAAAATTATATTAACCCCCACAGAAAAGATAATTTCTAAAATTAGAATTAAAAGACCTGATATATTTTTAGTAGGATTTAAAACAACTACGAATAAAACATCGGATGAGCAGTTTAAAATAGCATTGAAGATGATGAAATCAGTTAAATGTAATTTAGTATTAGCTAATGATACAGTTACTAGGAACAATTTTGTTTTAACAGCCGAAGAAACTATTTATTGTGAAACTACAGATAGAATGAGAGTTTTAAGAGAATTAGCAGAGATTACTAATATGAGAAGCGATTTAACTTATAATGCAACAAATTTTGAAAAAATGGAATCATATCCTATTTCTGATATGCCCGAAAGTTTTCAAAAAGTAATGCAGTTTTTGGTTGATAACGGTGGGTTTATTGAAAATAATGGAAATGGGTTTACGCCAGGTCATTTTTGTTGGAAAAACAGAACTGCTTCTTTTTATAGTTCTCAAAGAAAAGCGAATCATAATTTAGTATTTTCGGAAGGTATGACATTAGTGAATGTAGATAATGATATATTCACTGCTTATGGAGAAAGAAAACCTTCAGTTGGTGCTAGAAGCCAATGGTTAATATTAGAAAAAAATAATGGATATGATTGTATCATACATACCCACAATCCATTATTAGAAAATAGTAATATCCCTATAGCAGAACAGAGACCTTTCCAATGTGGGGCGATTGAATGTGGGATTAACACTGTTAATAATATGGTTATAATTAAAAAAGATATCAAAGCTGTTTATTTAAATAAACACGGTGCTAATATTTTATTTAAATCATCAACTAACCCTGATATTATTATCAATTTTATTAAAAAACATATTGAATTAGGTATAAAAACAAAATAATGGATAAAAAAATTAAAAAATATATTGTAGTAGGGAAATTTGCAAGTACGTCTCTTATAACTATTAAAAAAAATACAATAATATATATTGAAGAGTTTACATCGAAACCTAATTTAAATTATGATGCTTATATATCATATAAT